TGTTAATATATGCCTTTATTTCTGATATTTTTATCTCTTTTATGTTCATAAATTCAGATAAACTCCCTAAAAAATACTGAAAACAGTATGTTTTTAACTAATTATACTATAAAAATCCCATTTTGTCAATAAAAAACTGAAAAAAATAAAAGCCTTTCGGCTTTTATTTTGTATTTATCATATCATTTATATATTCATCTTTCCTGTCTTGGCTCATGTTACTCATGATCATACCTGATAGAAAAATTGAATTATTGCCAAAAATCTGTTTTGTGAATCTGTCCAGCTTGTGTCCATCAAAATCGAAATATGTGCTCAAATTCCTGCCGTATGCTATTCTGTACTTTCCCCTTGGTGTCTTGCTGTACCAATCGAAACCAAGAACCCTGAAAAAGCTGGTATGTGTCAGTGTGTAGGACATTCTTTTCAAATCCAACGGCTGTGAACTGGATTTTACCTTAATGGTCAGCATATCACAATCTTTTTCACTGCAATAAGTCTGCACTGCATACAGATTAAATTTATAACCCATCTGCTCGAATCGCATTATAGTAGATAACAGCTTCTGCCCTGCTTCAATGATTTCTGCGCTTGTTGTGCGTGAACTGCACGTTATATCATAATAGATATCCAGTACCTTTGCCTTTATCGGTCTGATGTGTGTATCTATCATGCAGTTTGGTACACCCATCATTGCCAGTGGAACTATTGGAGCACCGCCCACAATGTTATTCTTGAAACTGATTCGCTTGCCCTCGCCTGTGATATTCGGCTTAATGGATTCTTTCAATTTCGCAACTGTCGGTTGATATCCGTTCTGCATATAATTCAGGCATTCCTCATAGGATTTTGCACCCTCCCACTTTGTCAGCGGATGCGTGCTCATGTTTTTGAAATTGCTGTTGGTGATTGACCTCGTTTTGAGGTCGTTCACCATTTCCTGTGCGCTATTATAGGATTCAATCATCATCCTGTAAGGCTTGCCGTTCATGCTGATTGTCTTTTCAGATATTCTGCTCATATCCATTCCCCTTTCATGCCGCCCTGATGATATTTTCAAGGGCTGTTTTGTATTTGCTGTCAGGAATTTCATTTGTGATCATCTTCACGCTGTCCACATCCAGCCCCTTGATTAAACAGGTCTGCAATGCTTCTTCTATGCTCAATATCTGCAACATCTTTGCCAGCCTGCCGATACCACGATATGAAACTATTATTGAACATCCTGCCATTTGTGCCGACTTGCGAAATGCTCGGCAAAAATCAACCAATTCTGTATCATTACCAGCAACCGCATTTTCAATTGTCGGGCTGTAATCTATTTCGATTACTGCAAATCTGTCAAGTGATGCCGCATCTAATTGGCTTCTTCCAACATATTCGAAGTCAGCGCCATTGCCTGTGGTATTTCCTGCGGCAATCACTCTAAAATTCGGATGCGCTTCAACATAACCTATTGGAGCAGGGAAATCAAAATATCTGTTTGCAATCGCCGCATTCAGAATAATCAAAACCTCAGGAATGCTTGCATCCATTTCATCCAGCATAAACACACCGCCCTGTGTGAATGCTTTGTAAAATTGTGTGGGCTGATAGTTTCCATTCGCATCCGTGAACCCAGTCAATTTATATTCTTGGGTTACTGCGTTTGTAAAATAGAAATCTAATCCCAGTGCCTGTGCAACCTGCTTGCACAATACATTTTTACCGCTACCCGCCGCACCTGTCAGGAAAACAGGCTCGTTGTTTGCCACAAATTTGAGAACCGTTTCAAATTTTTCATGAGTAACGCCGTCAACCTTGACTGCCTTGCCATCAACAACGGTATTGATTCGGCGCTCGATTGAACCATATTCAGACTTGATAAAATTCCTGATTTCATCCTGCACTTGGCTCATGATTTCGGTTTCAATGCGCTCGGTCTGTGTCTTGGCTATCAATCCCACAACTGCCTGTTCAAGTATTCCCATGCTGTACTGTACTGCGCTATCACTAACAGGAGCGGGTGTTGATGTAGGTGCTGTGATCGGTGTTGGTGTTGCGGTTGCCATGAATGATGTGAAACAGTCATCAAAGCGCATTTTCCTGACATTGGAATACTTGCTGTTGAAATCATTGAACTTTCCAACATATTCATCAATGTGCGCTTTCAATACAACAACATCACCATCCGCTCTATTCAGCGCCGATTCAATCAGTGCTTCCCTATCAGAAGACATTCTAACCTCTGACTGCGTTTTAACGCCGTAATATCTTAAAATCATTTCTGCATTTGCTCCCATGATTCATACCTCCTGCATTATGCTCGATTGTTCTCAGGGTTTATCGCCCTTGCATGATAATAGCTTACTACATTTCAACACGTTTGTCAATGCTTTTTTATACTTTTTATAATAAAATAGAGCTTTTTGTACAATAGCACAAAAAGCCCTGATAGATATTATAGAACTTATACAAGTTTATACTGCTTAAAATAATCCTGCGGCATTAAGTTCTTTTCTGCATATTCGGTTAATTTGATTTTAGTGTAGTAAATTCCTGATGATACTCTGCCTTTTTCGGGCAGTTTAGAGCCAATTTCCCTGAAAAACTTTTTACTTGTCATTTCGTACTCATTATTTTTCTTCGCCCATTTCCGATACATCTCGAACAGTTCACCAGCTAAAATCTTATCATTACAGCTATAATCAATCATGATTGTATCTTCAATGAATCCAGTCAATAAATCCATTTCGTTTTTATATTCTTTCACTGCCTGTTGTACACATTCGGGTTCTTGAATCCCCTCACGTTGCCATTTGATACATCCATCCACAGCCCATTTTAAAATCTGTGGCATTTCTTTACGGAGTTTGTATTTTAGGCTTTTATCAACCTTTTCAGGTGGTATATTGACCTCAAACGGAATCAGCTTTATTCTACGCCATATACCAACATCAGTGCCACGAATAACTGGTTTATGGTTTGTAGCAACCCAAATTTTAAACTCGGGTGTATACTCAAATTCATCACCATACAGGAAACGGCAGGTTATTTTTGAGCCGCCTGTAAGCTGTTTTAACAATCCCTCATTCAGCCGCACGCCCTCTGTCGGTTCTTCGCACGTTACATATCTTGCAGATTTCAAACGTGCTACATCTGAATTAGCACCCTCACTTCCGAAATGTTTCATCATGATAGTTTCAGGCTGTGTGTTTGCCGAATAATCGCCCAACATATCAGCTATTGTGTCAAGGAATGTGGATTTACCATTATTACCCATACCATACAGGAAATATGCACATTGTTCACGAATCGAACCGCTCAAACTATATCCCACACACTTCTGAATATATTCTTGCAGTTGCTTATCCCCTGCTGTTATGTCATCAAGGAATTTTAACCACATTACAGGTGGAGTGCCTGATGTGTCATAATCACACAATGTAATTTTTGACATCATATATTCACTATCATGTGAAAGCAATTCACCATTTCGAAGATTAACTATGCCATTCTGACAGTTTAAAAAATCAGTATACGAATCAAATGCTTCTGTACTTGCAGGGATTCCATCAAGGTGCTGACATTCCTTGATCATGTTTTCCTTGCCCCGTGAACTTGCTGTTTTATTTGCCCATTTCAGCAGTTCAATTTGGCGTTTTTCATCCTGTTCGGCAAATGCTTCTTTTTTGATATCCTCACAGATCATATCAGCCAGTTTTTTTACTTCGCCGCTATCATCTATCTCCCATTTTTTGCCATCCCAGTAGTACCATTTTTTTCTGTTGTAGGAATATCGGATGATATGCTCAAATTTGTCATACATCCTGTGAGCGTTTCCTGTGTCAGTCAAATCATAATGTTTTTTGGGCACACTAACACCGATTTGACCATTCCTGAAAACTGCAAATGCTAACTCTGTATCTTTGCCGTCATGTTTTGCAGGGTTATAAACCTCGGTGCAACTCGAACAAGCCTTTGATATCGTTATCTCGCCATAGGTTGCATCCCCTCTGTGTTCATCCCATTTTGAACGCATTAAACCACTGCTTCTGAATATTCTGTCCATTTGCTGTGTGTCTTTTTGTGTCCAAAACGCTAACTGATTACACAGTGCTAAATCCGCTTCGGATTGGCTGGAATAAACACCTTGCCACTCGCCTTGATAAAGCATTGTGAATAAATACCCGCTTTTGCAGTTTCTCGCCCTGTCAACTATTTCTTGATCACTGACTGTTATATTTGATATATCAGTCAATGTTGATATTGCTTTCTGTATTTTAGGTGTTTCGGATGGGAGATATTTATTATGCAGTACCTTGACCGATTCAGTACAATCTACAATCTCCTTGTATTTGTTATTGTAGATATTTCCAGTGCAGATAAAATATCTGCCCTTGGAGTACATTTCCACACCATTCTTGCGGCGTGAACCGTTCGGCAACGTGCCACGGCATATGATATGCAATCCTGTGCCGCTTTTGCTGATTTCTGCATAAGACTGTAATGTTTCAACAAATTCATCACAGAAATCTGCTTTATCTAAACAGTGATCAAGGTCAACACCAAAATAACCATTGGCAAACATGAATCCGATACCATCAAAACCATATTTATCACAAGCTGAAACTGCTGTGTTAAAATCTGCCCATGTGTCAGGGTTGTTTGACTGTGCGTTTTTGCCAGTGTATGCGTTCTTAGGAATTTTATCTTTACCGACCCAACACACAAATTGTTTCAACTTTTTCAGTTCATCTGGAAAATCTTTGTATTTTTTTATTATTTCAGAAACTTCCATCTTGGATTCCTCACTTCGTTTCTGCAATGCCTTGTTATGGTGTTTCTGTGTTCACCAGTTTTAAAGCTTGCAATAGTAGCAGATTCATATACGGCTTCTGTTAATATACATATTACTGGTTTGTTACAAGCTTCTTTAGCTTTTTGAATAGCGAGGTCTGTCGGCTTTTGCCCTTTGTTTTTTTGACTTATTTTAATTTTGACTTTTTCAGACATTTTTTTGCCTGAATTTATTTCTCTTAAATGTTGCTTTTGTTCTTCTGTCAAATGATAGCCTTTTCTGCTTGATTTCCCTTTGTGAGAAAGTGACAGTTTTTGTTTTGTTTCATCTGACCTTTTAACTCCAACAGGACTATTTTCGCCACCTGTGCTCTGATTATATCCAAAAAGTATGTTTGTAGTATCATATTTTGCTATAAGGCTTTTTTCTATTTTGCTTGCTTTAGATACAGATAAATTAGTGCCCACAATTATGTGCTCAATATTATTCCATCCATATTTTTTTATAGCTTTATATACAAGCTTCTGTGGTTTATACCCGTTGCCATTTGTGCGCCATCTATCTTTTGGATTTTGACCAGTTATACCAATATATCTTTTACCATTAGGAAAAAGATGAATATAAACAGTATACGAATGTTCATTATCCGTCTTCGTTATCATACTAAAAACCTCATTCCGCACTTTTCACACACACCGCTTACCGTTTGCCATTCAAGTGTAGCAGGATTTTTGGCATATGTGATTTTTACACATCCCTTGCCATTACAACCCATTATAAGCGATTTATCACGCATCCTGATTTGATGACAATCTGTATACTCAACCTTTGTGCCCTGTCTTTCCTCAAACCATTTCTTCATTTTGTCATCGTCAACAATAACTGTTTTTCGGCAGGAAACACAGATATATTTATCGCCATCTTTGATAATAATTTCCATACATTTCGGACAGCAAGGGCATTTGTAGATTTGGTCTGTGCGGAAGTCGTAATCATGCCCCCATACTGCTTGCAGTATAGTTTTTTTCATAGTTTTTCCTCCCACTTAAACCGCTCCAATGCTTTGTTGAATGCTTCATCAATCACCGCATCTGAAAACTCATACATAACCTGTATATGTGTGAGGGTAAAAAGCACATCGGCAAATTCATAAAGAATATCTTCCATAGTATCATATGAACTGTCCCGCCTGTCTTTCAACAGTGCCTTTGTTAATTCGGACATTTCCTCAATGCATCTGTCTACCTCATACTCGCACCCATATTTTCCACAAGCATAATTGCTCAATTCCTTTGCCAGTTCCCTATTCAAATTCAACAGTCCTTTCTATGCTTTCTATGCTTTCCACATTACCCTTAAATCCTGCATACGATATATCCCCCATTTTTCGGGCTGTTTTGTCAAGTTCATCGGTATCAACTATAAATTCAATCACGTTTTTTTTGCCGTCTTCCATAGGAGTATATTTATTAGATTCATCTGTGTGACGGTCTGCCTTGAAATCGCCAACAACCGCTGTGAATGTTTTGCCTGTATCAAGCGTTATGGTGAAACGCTGACCAATATAATCAGCATAGTATGAACCCAAAGCAATTACATAGTCATTGTTATGCCTACGCAAGCCCTTTTTATCAGTCCAGCAGGATTTTTGCAATTTGTATTGTTTGCTATCAGTATTGGTGATAGCTTTCCAACTCATATATGATTTGAAACTGGTATCACCCAAAGGCACAGCGTATTCAATAACTTTCTTGCTTGGTGTTTTTGTTTCGGCAACAGCCACAACCTCACCTGCTTTTGCGCTGATTGATTCAGCCCTTGCATCTGCAATATCCTGTTTAAGGTTATCTGCAATCGCATTGCAGGATATTACTGCATTTGTCAGCAGGAATGCAAACAGCACAACCTTTGACCAATGCTTTTTTATAGCTTTCCGAATGTTCATTTTGCCGCACCTCTCAGCCTTTCAACCTCTGATTCCGATATAAACCACTGTGATTTAGGGGAATCATCAGGAATCTTAACCGCATTTATTTTCTTTTCCTTTGCCCATTTTCTAACTGTGTATGTGGTCACATCCAGCATCTTCGCAACCTTTCTAACAGAAAATAATCTTTCGGGCTTTGCGTACTCAACCATTTTTAACCTCATTCTTTCTGACAGTTTTAAAATAATACACTGTGAACTCACATTTGCATGATTTACAGTATGCGATATACTGTGAATACAGTTCCGTTCTCTGCACTGCATCACCTGTGGGTTTACTGCACAATGGGCAATGCAGATCATAAATTGTAAAATCCAACTTTTCCATTATCATTCCTCCAAATCATCAAAAGTCAATTGATTTTCATCTACCTTTTTCAGCCGATATCCCAGCCGCCTATACTCACTATAAACAGGTTTCCAAATGATTTCACATTGTTTGCGTTCGCTTGGAAAATGCTTTTGAATAATATCTAATTCATGTTGTAAATTCAATGCAAATGGGCAACCTTTGCATCCTGTCCGAATGAAATTATATGGCTCATAGTATAATGCAGGTAATTCAATATTATATTTATCTACAAACCATTTTTCCCATTCTTTGGTAACTGCAACAAGTGGTTGAAATAATTTAAATTTACTTCCACTGAAAACCAAACAATTTGCTCGTGAGCGTCTTCCACCCTCATCACGCATTAAACCAATTATGCTATACAATTTATTGTTTTTTTGTGCATATTCGTGTAACGGCTTTTCCTTTAATTCAATACAACACTGGTCAGATATTTTCAGCTTAAAGTCATCTGTGAATTGATATTTGAGTATGCTCGGACATGGTCTGAAACATTTCTTACCGTTCGTTGTTAATTCCATACCCAAATAAACTCTTGTGTATTTATTATTTAATCCTGTTTTTTGATACCTTGCAACTATAAGAGAATGTTCTTTGCTTTTAAACGGATATCCCTTTTCTTCCAACATCTGTTTAATAGGAACTTTGGGTTGAATGATGATAAACCTGTCATCAGCCGCCGCTTTCTTTTTCACAAAATCCACAATAGCCTTGTATTCAATGCCAGTGTTGCAGTATACACGAGGAATTTTGTTTTCAGGCAATGCCATATCTATCAATGCAGATAACACATTGCTATCTTTGCCGCCTGAATATGATATAAAAAAATTTTTTTCATCATATTTACCAACTATCTGCTGTATTTTCTGAATGCGATCCTGCAATATAAACTCATTATCCATAACTATTCCTCTGCAATCTGTATGCACTTTCTGATTTTACTCCAATCGATACCGATCTTTTTTTCAAGATAATCCTCGATTTGCCTATCATCAAGATGCTTGCCGAATACAGCAGGCATTGCAAGGAATGCACACACATCATCATACAGTTTTAACAATCTGTCTTTATGCCATCCACGCTTATACAAAACAAATATCACAGCCGCCATAACAGCAGGGAAAGCACTATCTGCCGCTTGTCGTGAAACTGCCGCACCCTCTTTTTTGGATAAACGTTTCACTGCTTTACTGTAATGAGCCTTCATAAAATCACCTCAAAATCAATGAACACATATATTATAATATATTTCAATTCATTTGTCAATGCTTTTTTTAATTTTTTCTATTATGAATTTTCAAATGTGCATCCCAGTTTTTTATATATGGAATTTCTGCTTTTTGCCCAATTCCTATACATTCCGAATCCATCAATGAAATCAATCACAGTTCCATAGTCTTTGCCATCAGCTTTTCTTGCTACCCTGCCCACAGCCTGTGTAACTGTGCGCTCATTCTTTTCAGGTGTGGTAAATACTACATATCTCAAATTTGGGCAATCCAGTCCTTCGGCGGCGAGTTGATATGTGGCAAAGATGCAGTCTATTTCTCCACTGTTTAACATTTCAAGCGCTTTTTTGCGTTCCTGTCGTGATTTGTTTGTCGCATTTATACTGGATAAACAAACGGATTTTCCCTTGTATGCCTGTTGCATTTTCTGCAAAAAAGCCACTCTGTTTGCAAGAACCATTGAAAAATGTCTGCATTCACTGTTGATTGTTTTCATTATCACCTGAAACCGATCATCATTCTCAACAAGGTTTGTTATCAAACAGCCGTAATTGATAGTTCCATCGCCATTCAAGATATTATCATTATCAGGAAAATAATTTGTTTCCACTGTTTTTATATGAACATTACAAGTCATATCTGCAACTTGTTCTTTGGATATTTCTGCAATTGTGTCCCCCAACAGTGCAAACATACTTCTTTCAAGTCCATCTGTTCTTTTTGGTGTGGCAGTCAGCCCAAATTTATTCAGGGCAAACAGACTGTTCACAACCCTATAAAACTGTGATACTCTTGTTGGGCTTCCACAACAATGCTGACATTCATCTACGATTATAGTGTCCCATTCTTTCCTGTACTGACTTAAATCAAGCTTGCACATGGTTTGAACTGTGGCAAATGTGATTCCGTCACTTATGTCAACCTTGCCAGCCGTTATAGTTCCATAAGCAGATTTATCACAGTCAAAACACTGCTTGGCTCTGTTCATCGACTGATTAAGTAAATCCTGAGTATGAGTAAGCCAAAGAGTTTTCCCACACAAGCGGGCTACACAATGTAAAGCTGTTTGCGTCTTTCCACTCCCACAAGGCATTACTATTATGCCGTTTCCTGCTTCTACCATCGCATCAGAAACTTTCTGCTGATAAGGATATAGTTTGATATTGCTGTGATAGTTATAACCTCTGGTGATAATGTCATCACCTATATACTCCACATCCATACATCCGCCGTAATAATCAAGTATATCCTCAATATGCTTTCTGCATCCAAAAGGAATTATAAGCTTATCGCCTCGCCTCTCGTACAAACGCAATTTGCTTGGCGTGTTTCCAAGCCATTTCCCAAGCTTCATCTTCGTTATGTAATCTGGGTTATCAATAACAAGGTTTTCTTCACAGAATTTCGCCATTTCTGGTGTGAAATCAGTTGTTATAACGTTGTTTATTAACGCTCTCATGTGATTTTCCCTCTTTTCTTTAGGCTTTCACCGCCGAATTGCATTAAATCATCTATTTTAACAGCTCTTAAAGCTTTTAAATCTTCATAATACAGTATTTTTACAGAATTTTTGTATTTTATAGCTATCATTGGCTGAGTGTTTCCACACGCTATCCACTTTTCAAACGCTAATATCTGATTATCTTCAAGCCTGTCAATACTGAATCTGCTTGCTGTACAGGTCTTGCAGTCAAAAGCATAAGCTTTGCCATTCTTAACAGCTATCACATCGAAAGGCTGTGAACCTGTTCTGTCTGCATTGATGAAATGTACCCAGTACCCACGGTTTGCAAGCATCTGCACAAACTCGTTCTCAAAATCAGTGCCTATTTTCTTGACATTAGGTGTCATTTTTATCTTTTCCCCCGTAATAAACATCTTTGATATAGTGGTCTACAAAAGCACAATGCTCGCAATTCATGAACCCATCACCTACACGGTTGCAACGGTATTTAGGGCAATCGCTGTATATATCGCCGCTGTTCACGCACTCTGAATCAGTGCAGTCACGACATGGAATGTCATGGTTAAATATCTTCATCATCCGTCATCACCCCAAAACTCTTTGTCATAGTTGCCCGATTCATCGTGCTTGACTTTCTTCAACAGCTCGATAACGCTGTCAATGCTTTCCTGATATTCAATTGAATATTGCCATTCACACCAGCCTTGCAATGTTTCAAGCTGGGATATAAGTTCATCAATATCAATAACACTACTAATCATCGTCCATTCCACCTATATAACCCAAATACCATTGATCTTTGTTTATATCTTCTTTGAAATCGTCTTTCTTTCCTGCTCTCCACAAGTATTTCAGAGCATTACCAAGACAAAAGCCTGTCATCTGTTCATCGGTGAGTATATCTTTCATCACATCAATACACTCATATTGCCCGACTTGTAATGTGTAGGGTGGTTTACATTATTATTCATTCTGCATCATCCTTATTTTTTAACCATTTCTCAAACTTTTCCTGACAATCATAACATAAGTTATATGTAGTCTTCGTAGTCATATCATGAAACTTTTCTATTTTTATGTATGGAAATCCGACTGGTGGCCAATCAAATTGCTTCATTTTTATCCCACATTTATCACACACTATCAATATCATTCTGCATCATCCACTCCACTTAAATTCTCGATAACAAATCGGTGTGCCTTTTGTTCAATGGATATAAGTTTTTTTTGCTACAATGAACCATCTGCCTGCAAGCTGTCTGAAATAAGCCACTTCATCCTGCAACTCTGCTATCTTCTTCTGTGCGGCATCATAAGCCGCCTGTTCTGTATCGGTCATATTCTCTCCCCAATATTAAAACAAAAGTCTGAGCCTATAAAATCTTCACATCTACAAACGTTTCTAAATAGCAGTCTGACACAACCGCTTACTGGCAAACAATCAATGTTCATTGTAGGGATGGGTCTAAACCAGTTCGGATGAACAACATCACTGCAACCACTTACACAACCTACTATCTCACCTTTTCTACATAGCACAAACTTCATACAACGATAACCGCTGTCGTGTATGTCATCAGTCGGAACTATAACGACTTCATTGAACAATTCATCATGCCCAAATTCTTCCATTGCCTGAAATTCTTTAAGCGATATCTGAGTTAAATCTTTCATTTTGCATCATCCTCACTTTCAACGGGTCTGCCACAGTAGGGGCAATAATTATAATCAAATTGGTCTGGTCGCATATAGTGTGCCCTGCTAATCACACAATCACACGCACTGCAACTGAATTGACACGCATACCCTCTTGTATCTGTTGCTATCGGCTTAAATGTAGTCGTTTCATGCGAAATTCACTGTGAAACACATTTGATAAAGTCTATCGCAAAATCAAGGGCATTGATTAAAGTCCTTGCTTCATCATAGCTTGTACCTTTGCCGTGTTCTTTATAGAAATTCAACCACGCGCTTTTTTCATCCCGCAGTTCTTCAAGAACTTTAAGGTGTTGTTTGGCTTCATCTATTTTGTCTTGTATTCTAAATTGTGCGTTCATTCTACATCATTCTCACTTTCAGGCGATTCAGGAATACTTATCCAAAATTTAACATTATCACAACGTGATAATCTCCATCCATTACCCCTCCATTTATCAAAATACAAACGCCCCAATACATCTAAAACTAAAACGGTTGTATCTTTTGGGGGTAAATCATCACAAACATTAACCCATGTTACCTCTGGCAGTTCGGGAAATTCAACAGCAACAGTTCTCAACAGGTTTTCAAAAACAGGAGCAGGGACATCAAAAATAGTTCCGTAGCTCCTATATAAACTCCTGCATATCTTTACAACATCACTAATCTTTATATACTCACTCATTGTTGTTCTCCTTTTCTACTCCATCTACCCATGCCAAAAACTTGTTTTCAAACTCTTTAAAACACTTTGGACAAACTATACGTCCTATATGTCTTGTGGTTATTTCTTTAAAAGGAAAAATGACAGGTCTGTAATTAATTTCATACGGGGTTTCTGTATGAACTATAACACTTTTGCATTTATCACATATCAACATAATTATTCTCCTTTGGTAGTTCGGGCAAGGGCATCCAATTCAGGCATATAAAACTTTACATTCATTTAATACCCCTATTTTGCACTGCAATACCCCTAAAATCAATTCTATGGGGTATGGTAGTATAAGTTACTACCCTTAAATTGCGTGCCGCTATGACCCCATAGATTTGATAATACGGCATATTGTGTTTTTGCTTATTAGTATATGCAGTATGGTTTTCACCATACTGCATTAAATTATCTGTTAAAACGGCAAATCACTGTCATCTTCAACCTCTGAAAAACCAGCAGGGATTGAAGCGGATGCTCCACCCGTTGCAGGGGTCTGTGTGCTCTGTGCAGGTTCTTTCCAAGGCGGCAAATCACCCTGTTTGTCTGCGCTGATGAAATAGCTTAACTTGGTCTTTTCGGCATCATCCTTATCTGCCTTTACCATGCAAGCGCCTACCTGACCTATCCAATGTGCAAACTTGAAATCACCCTCTTTGATTCCTGCAAATGCATCAAAAAACTGTGTGAGCATCCTGTTGGTGATTTCGGGCTTGTCATTCAGGAATGTGATATAATGATACAACAAGGAATTATGACCGCTGACCTCAAATTTAAATTCAAGCATATCATTGCCGTTCTTGGACTGCTTTGCTTCTACGCTTTTCACTCTGATTCTGTGCTTACCAACTGGAATCGCTTCAAACGGTGTCGATTCTTCTCTCTGAAACTGCCAACCCATATTAATTTTCCTCCTCATTTTCATCATCGTGATTGTTGGGTATTACTGTAATCTCAATATCATTGAATATTTCGGGCAGAATGCCCATCAATGAAGTGAGAAGTTCATAATCAGGAATATTGCCTGTTAATGTTTCAATGTGGGTATATCCACCTCTGAAACTCTGTTGCTTCACCTCGACCTTGTACACACCATCACTTCCTTTCAAACTGTGCAAATTCCTCGACTAAACAACCTTTTCGGCTGTCAATCTGATTCTTTGCATAAATGTTCTGCGTAGCTTCAAGCAAAATACCGTGTGTACCATCACGCTTTACAGCTATCTTGCCTACTACATCACACAAACCACAGATATTATCCACAATTTTGGCTGACATCTTTGGAATTATCTGTGAATATGCTGTGCCATCAGGGGCAGTGATCTGCCTTACATCTTCCCATGCAGTCCATATGATGTTAATATCTAACTGTTTCATATACCTAAGGGAATTTACCAGTTTAAATTGCATATACTGATAATCAGACTGTGCAGGAACGCCCTTGTTTTTTCCCTTGTTTCCAAGATCTGACAGGATGCAACGCTCTAACTCGCTGATATTATCCACCGCTATGTTATCATATGGCAGATTTCCTGATTCTTTCATCTGCTGGAGTTCAACAACCGTCTTGCTCCAGTCATCGAAAGTGTTGATTATGTCAATTTCCACCTTGTCAATCTTGGATATGTCCTTAACCACTTCTTTTTTGGCTAATGTGTTGTCAATAGTTCTGTCCACATCAAGAACAAGCGTTCTGCCCTTTGACTTTTCCGCAATCAGTCCGATTGCAGTGGATTTACCCACCCCAGGCGGGCAATATAACAGGGCTGTATAAGGCTTTTTAACCTTGATATTATCCTTTAGACTGGTTATCTGCATATGTTTCACTCCTTGTAAATCCCACATAATCCTGTGAGGGGTCATAATGCAAACATATCGGAGCATATTCACATTTTCTGCCCCAAGCGTTGCAGTTGCAGGTGTTACGATAAAAATCTCCGCTTCTGTATGTTGTACGAATCACCGAAAACATCCGCATCAGTTCTTTTTTATACTGTTTGATCTCGTCATCAGTATATGTGATTTTCACCATTTTGATCTTTTCGTCTGTTTCATCCGCATACCATGCAAAGCATCGCTGACCGAATTCTTCTTCTGTTTCATTCGTTTTTTGCCTGATTGTTGGTTTCCTGCATATGGTATAATATACCATTCTTGCACCTGTTATCAGGCAATACAGTTTTGTTTGTTCATCCCATTGCAGATTATACACGTATTCATCTGTTGAAAGGGATGTTGTCTTGTGTTCAACAATTGCTAATTCAGAACCCTTAACAATGCCATCCAGCCGCCCTTCAACAGAATTGGTTTTGCTCAACTGTCGGTTAAAACTAACCTCGGGTTCATATTTCGGCATTTGCGGATAAATATAATGCTTGTAAGCATTCGCCATAGCTGATTCTTTATCAACCACATCAGGCAAAATCCCATCCGTATATAGCCTTTCAATATAACTGTGATATGCCAGCCCTGTTTTCAAAGCATCTGATTCAGTTTCAACAGGCTTCACGCCGTATATCTTGCGCAATTCGTATGCCCTGCGGCAAGCCTTGAACTGTTTTATAGAATTAGCTGACAAATGAATGTGCAGATTCATTCTTCCTCCTTGTCGATCTCGTACTCGTCACCAAGTACCATTTTGATCTTTTCCCTTGTGATGCGTGAGGGATTCTGCCCCACAGCCTCAACGTTGTAAATGGTTTGCATTGAAACGCCGCACTTTGCGGCAAAATCACGCATTGAAACGTTATTCACTGCCCTATACCTAATAATGGCATCTTTCAAAGTCATTTGTTTTCCCCTTTCTGCGGAATAGGTGCTCCGCTTAGTGTTGTACAATCGCCATCAGCGACTTTCTGTGTAATTTCAATACACTGATTTATAGCAATTTCAGCATATAACGGCTTTCCGTTTTCATTGTTTTCTTTCTTTTGCAGTCTGAACAACTGCAAAAGCACATCACTATCAATCATGCTCATGCCATCACCTCACTTTCATCTGCACAGTGAATAGCAACCCAGCAATTCTGCTGACCACAAGGATTGCCGTTGCATTCATGTCCATTATGTCCAATGTTCTCAGGGCACTCAGCGCAATTGCCGATATTCTTTGCTGAATACATAAATTCAGCATACTTGAAATAGCTTTCTCTGATTCGTTCCTCTGACATACTTAAACCTCCTTTGATAAAATCGCCATAGGACACACTGTGCGCCCCGCTACGGCATTTTATATGCAGGGCGGTATAATTTACCACCCTGCGGCTTGTGCCCGTCTATGGGGCTGTGCGTGCGTGATATCAGCCATAGCAATACTGGATATATTCGGTCTTGCCACTTGCCCTTAAATGCCCTGCTCTGCGTTCCTGAGCCCAAACTACAATCTTCTTTGCAAGTGCTATCTGCTTGCCGGTAAGGTAAACAACAGGTGTGCCACAGAACATTGCACTGTAAAGGTCTTCAAGTTGTGTGTAAAGCATATCGGAAATCCTATCAAAGCGATCAGCATCATAAGGGATTTCCCCATTGAGCATATCGGAGATCACGTTGTTGCAGTGATTATAGTAGTATTCTATATCATGCATATGCTTCTTAGCGCTGAATGGATAAGTCTTTGTTGTTTTCATAGGATAACCCCCTTAGTGTTTTTGTGGTTTGTGATTGATTGTATATATCTTACTACATTTTGCTTGAAATGTCAATACCTTTTTTGATTTTTTTAGAGTTTTTTATATTTTTGTATATTCTATACAAGATATTATTATATTCTTATATATTTTTACCTTTTTTATAAAAAGGAATGTAGGTAATGTAGATAATGTATAGTATATAAGAAAACCCCTATATATGAAATATGATATATAGATAGTTTCCGAAAACCTATGCATTATGTACATTACATACATTCAAAAAAAATATCCCTGCATTACTGCAAGGATATTTTGGGTTATTCGGATAATTTGCGCATTACATTATTATATAATGCTGGATTCAACACAGAGATTGTGTCCATCAGTTCATTCATTATATCCAACACTTTATAACTATTCATACCATCAATTTTATGAGCAAATTCGCTTTCCCCATCGTATGATATATTATAAGGGGCTGAAATTGGTGCTGATGAATAGGAATAATTCTGCATTTCGGTTTTATTATCCTGTTCTTGAATGTGTTCAAGAATCGTATAGTATGCCGCTAATTTGATACAGGTGTTGGCATTCGGCTCACGCACGCCTTGACATTCGGCAATAGCTTCTTTTAGATCATGCTCTGTAATCACGGGGCATCACCCGCCATCACATCTGCTCAATCTTTTTAATAAATTTCTGAAACTCCTGCTTTGTGCGTTCATCAGGTGCATCTTCCATCAGGCTACGGAGTTCATTTGCCATGTCATCCATTGCCTGTGAATATCCACCCTCGCTTGAATATCTGCCCATACTGTCACGGCGGGCATTTCTGCTCCTGCCCCTTGCATAAGAATTGCCACGATATGAACGGTTATTGTCACGCCTATAAGACTGACCTGCACGCATCATATCTTCATTAGCCATGCTATACTGTTCATCTTCCATGTCTTCGATGATCTTACAAAGGTTTTTGATTGTATGGGAGAGTTTGTCAACAACATCTAAAGAACCTGTGGACATATCCTTTTTAGAACCATATTCTTTCAGTTCATCCATCAGCATTTCTTTAAGTTCATAAAGTTCATGCATCTTTTTACTCTCCTTTCAGGCAATTCGTGCAATTGTCAGATTTGCATTCTGTACACTGATAACAGGTGTCGGAGTTGTTGCAGGGTCATCAGTAATGCCCGAAACATACTCAACACTAAGGCTGAAACAACAGCCCTTTGGAACTTTGATTATTGCTGTGCTGGTAACATTGCCGTATTCATCCACAGCGGCAGGAGTATAAATTGCTCTGCTTGTCAATCTCGGTTCACCATTAACAGTGATTGAAATTGCAATCGGTGTAATTGTGCCACCTGTGGGGATAGCAATATTGCCATTGAATGTCACCTGATAATGTGCAAAACAATTGCACTGATTATTCACTATGCCCCTTAGAATAAAATTCCCTGTTTCATCTTCGTGATAGACATAACCACGGGTACAAGGAATAGATGCTCTAAAAAGAACAGGTGTGTTTAATGCAACACTCTGCACTTCGTTATACAAAAATTCACAAGCCATAGTTAATACCTCTTAAAAATTGCCGTTGCATCCACATCCGCAACCGTTATTATTGCAGGTGAAAATAGGAGTTCTGCCGTATACAGGAGTTGTAGGAACAGGGCAGTTAGAAAGCCTGTTGTAAAGCTGATCAACCTCGTTTGCAAAGCCCTGAGCAATAAATGCATTCTGTGCTGTCTGCGATGCGGCAAGATTAGCCATATTAAGCTGTGTTTGAAGTTCTGCAATGCGGTCATTCTTTGCATCAACCTGCGCCTTAACGCCATCAAGTTCAAGCTGACACAGCTTGTCAAGTATTGCCTGTGTGCCGTTGGACTGTGACTGGATAATGTCACGGGTATTCTGTGCATCGGCAAATCTTGTAGCGTTGCCTTCGTTCTGAATGATGTTTTGTGTCTGACAAGATGCAAGTCTGTTCTCACAGCAACAATCAGCAAACTGTGAACCAAGAGCATTAAAGCCCTGCATCATAGCTGTTTGAGCGGCAAAAGCCTGATTCATGTTAGCTATCTGTCGTGCATTTGCGCCCTGTTCTACACCAGCGAAACCATTTGCAAGGGACATCTGCACATCGGAGCAACAATTGCAAAGCTGTGTGGACAGATTGCCTATGCCGTCACGAATGGAAGTAATGTTGTTGTTCATCATCTGATCACGGAAGCCATCAGATGTGATTTCAGCCTGATTCATCCAAGGGTAAAGCTGATTTCCGCCAGCATTGCCACCAAAACCGTTACCCCATCCGCCATTACCGAGCAGGATAAAAAGAAGCAGAATCCACCAACCATCACCGCCGAAGCCGTTACCAAAGCCGCCGCCGTTGTTCTGATAGTAAGGCATACCACCAGCAGGGCTTACAAGCATAGTTGTATTCATGCCGCCGTTTTCGTCTGTAAGTGCCATGTTTTTTCTCCTTTATTTGATTGATATATTTTCACACTGTTGCGCACCCAGTGAGAATTACATAAATGATTTCAGCATCTGTTGCAAGGCATTTGCTTGCTGTACCGCCTGATTATACTGCGCTTGTGATACCTTGCCACTATTCAGCAACTGTTGAATTTGCTGTTGTGGATTTCCTGTAAATGATTCTTTGAACTGTTTGAATTGTTTTATAATACCCTGCATATTATTCGGCTGATTCATTTGTTGAAACAGTGGATTCATTTACTTTTCCCCCAATCATTTTCTGAACTTCTTGCTTAAATGCATCAAATTCATTTTTAGTCACATATAAAACCTGTTGACCTTGTGGCATCTGCTGTTGTGTAGTCGGAGCGGCATTTCTGATAGTATAATCAATGATCTTCATTGACGGCATACCGCTTGCATCGGCAGATTTAAGATAAATAACCTGTGCTTCACTATCCCACAACTGTACTGTTGTATTCGGTGCTACAAGATAAGACTTTGCTCCTGCTTCACCCTGTACCCATATAATGCCACTTTGCTGTTGTGGTTGATTGATGAGGACATTTGTGTCCCTATCATTGATTGAAACTGTGGAAAATACTGTTGACCATACCCATTAGGAAAATAATTATTATAAGCCATTATTTAACTCCCCAAAAGAATTGTGGTATTTCATTACTGGAATCCCAACTATCATATAAATCTCCATCAACAACAGTCGCAACGTGACCGCCAAAACCTAAGACATAGATGCCATGAGGATTATCCCTGCAAAAATCCTTTGCTGTATAACATTCAGGGCAAGTGTTTGGTATTGAATATCTGCTAAATCCATTTTGTCTTAGCGTAGCACCCCACACACCATCGCTTGACGGCATATCACCCATCAGAAAACCATTCTTTGCTATCAGTGCATATGCAGATTCCCAGTCAATATTTAATGCCTTTGCAACTGCCCTGACTGCACAATCTCCGACCTGTCTGCCGACAGGGTTCGGATTATATTTTATCCACATTTGCACCTCACCTCATTATAATTATAAAATTATAATTATAAAATAAAAAAAGTCCTACGGCAATGAAGCCATAGGGCATTTTTAGTGCAAATTTTAACGCACGGTTTAACACTACATCCGTGCGTTACCGTGCGTTAAAACTTAAAATGTGAAAATAAAATCTTTTCAGATTTGTAGACTATGTTTTTAATTTGTCTGACAGACATTTGAAATTCGTCTGAAAGCGGTTCAAAACATATACCGTCAATTAGTCTGCGTTTTAAGATTTTTCTATCCCTTTCAGATTTTATCCATTCATCAATCATATTGGATATATCAGAATTTTTAATGTGATCATAATTATTCACACTATCACGCACCTTTGTGCCTTTTCTTTCGTGTGCGTTTAACCTTAGTCACTCGTATTCGTGCCATAAGTAATATCCCCATCCTCTCCAATAAAATTGGCTGTGCCTGACCCAGCATCTAAATCATATGTGGTTTCCTCTGTTGTATATTCAAAACTACAAAATTCAAGAACCCATATAATATTAGTTGCAAACATCAAAACGATAGTTATTATTAAAGCAGTTATTAACCTTTTGATTGTACGTTCGTTTTTTGCTTCTGCACTTTCAAAAACTATATACGGAATCATGAATGTATCATTAGTGATTTTTTTGTTATCCATAATCTCACCCGCTTGTAATCAAAACCTTTTTGATTTTGATTTTCGATGAATTCAAAGCGTTTTTAATCGCTTTGGCTTCCTGTTTTGTATCGAAATCAATATATACTCTCCACACTTCTTTGACAGTTGCAGATTGAGTATTTTTAGGAAATCCATTCTTACCAAGCGCTTTTATTGTAGCTGGAAAATCTTGATAACACGCATTTATATCTACATCGCCTGTTATGCCGCTAACTCTGCCATTACCTGATTTTTGCCACATTCCATAATTGCCTTTGTATGTGCATTGGCTCGCCCACTGCGCACACCATACAGAAAATCTGTTCTTTACTTCATCAGTTATCAGTGTTTCAAGCACAAATTTTGATGTGTAAAATCCTGCAAAATATCCTGCCTTTTCCACTTCTTCACAAAACGCCTGTACCATAGCGGAGCAATTGGCTTTTCCTGTTTTCAGTGGATAATAACTATAATTCGGGTCATCTTCTAAATCAAGATATATCGGATATTCAAACATTTTGCCATGTAAAATGCTAATCAGCATTTTTGCTTCCTGTCGTGCATCTGCGGGAGTGAGCGATCTTAAAAACCAGTATGCACCAACGTTTAAACTAACTGCCTTTGCTTTGGCATAGTTTTCTTCAAACATAGGGTCTTTTGGTGTGGCAATTCCAATTCCTGCCCGAATGATAACAAAACTATACCCAGCATTTTTTACCTTTGCAAAATCGATATTTCCTTGATGCTTTGAAACATCAATACCATTCGTCACACTATCAACTCCTTTACTGCACAACTACATAAAAGCCGCTTTTATGTATTATACCATAAAATAATATATTTGTCAATAGGTTTTTTAATAGGTTTTTTTAGTTTGTGTTTGATTGGTTACGGATGCAGGAGTTGAACCTGCATTCACAGAGCCAAAATCTGTTGTTCTACCATTGAACTAATCCGTAACTTTTATTTTAAATCGTCCTTATGGCTTGCATCGGTCAACCCCTCACCCACGATATAAGCGATCAGTGTAGCTGATGCGGTTATCACACCAACTGTCTTTTCTTGTGTGTTATCATCCGCTCCAAAAGCCACCATAACGGATATTACCACACCAACAACTGCCATCCAAAACTTCCTTGATGTAAGCTTATCTTTCCATGTTCTCATATCTCTTTACCTCTTTTCTGTTAATAGTTCAGTATCGCATATGCCGCTTTCAAGTGTTGGAGATTCGTTGAAAACATCCTTATGGTGTTTCCAATAGCTAACGACCTCTAATACCTCTTCGTAGTTTGCAGCTAAGATAAGTACTCCAAAAAGAATTGACCCAATCATAATTGACATTTCAAAATCCATTTCAAAACCCTCTGTTATCTTTTTAATTCAAACAAATTCAGTTTATAGTACATCTTATCAAGCCAAAATCTGAATGTAGCCCATTTTAGCCTTATCCACATTATCACTGTATAAACCCTCCAGTATCCTGCAAATGCGAATATACCCGCCTGATATGCTCTATTGCCAGTACGCAGGCATTATTCTTAAAATCAGGATGCTTCTGACAATATGCTTCGTAAGTGTCTATTTCTTCAAGGGTCTGCTGGAAGTATTCTCTACTGTGATGAACTCCATTTATAAGTTCATCATCAAACCTGAGAACTCTCGTCCGTGCGTTTGTGGCACTTGAACTATCAACCCTATCCGACACTTCTTTAACCATTTCTGTCAGCTTGTCTATCTTCTCACCTATGCTGTCCTTGCGGTTTATGAGATACTGTATGAGTCCCCATAAACCACTTGATGCAAAGACAGCACCGATGATAGCTATAATTATCTCTGTATTCATACGCTTGCAGGAGCAACAAACTCCGTCCCCGTTGTTGATGAATAGAAATCATTACCTATCATATCATACATCCCGACTTTACTTGTGCTATCTTGTATGCAAGGCACAAAATCGTGTATTACAGATATACCCTCAGACAAATTTGTTGGAGAATATATTCTAAGATAGTATATCCTGCCGTTGAACAGATAACTCTCTGGCTTATAATATCCGATTGTAAAATCACTCAACCTGTCAGCCATATTTGCCGCTCTGTGATAACATTGCTCATTTGCCGATACACTTCTGTCCCCAAGATAATCCTCTTTTTTGCCATTTGAACCCCATACCATAGCTTTGTTATTGTAATAATACAATTCAAAATTATCATCAACGCCCGCAAATGCCGCTTCATCGCTTACTGCATACGGCATAGTAAGGCTCTCAACAATATCATACTTTGGCATATTATAATTTGAGATAGCAAACCCAGCCTGTCCCGTTGACGGACACTCAACATAACTTATTGCTGTATACCCGCTCGGTAAATGTGGTGCCGTATCAACCACAACAGAAGAGTACCCGTCAAGATTATCACTGCTTGCATTATAAGTTCCATCATGTGTAATAGTCTTAGTACCGACATTTGGTGATACCGCAACAGTAATAGGAGAATAAGCCTTGCCGCTCGGTGCAGTATATGTGCCGTTATCGTACACAGACAAACTAACAACGGAAATATCAGACCCACCACTCTCACCTGCCTCATTCCACGCAAAAGGGGTGTCTGAAAAGTTCTGTGCATGAACTTCCAGTGTGGTACTGCCAAGAACATACAGCGTCTTGCCGTTCACAGTGAGCCTTACAGCTTCACCAGCAGGGAGTAAAGCCACATCGTCATCGCCTGCCACGATGTTATTGTGATTGGAGATATACACATCAGTATCACCATAGTTCCTTGCCCAGATGTACTGATAGAACGCATCAAAGGTGATTGTATTTTCACCTGATGTTGTCTTGATATAACTCATCGTCCTTTACCTCCTCTGTTTTTGTGCTGTTGAATTTTGCAAGCATCATGCGGTTAGGTGTCTGACCTTCCTCCAAGATATGGTCTGCATATGTTGACCATCCACTTGCGGCTTTGTAGGTTTCTGCTGTGCCAACTGGAACATAAATGATGTAGTCGCTTGCTATACTATCAAAAACGCTTGTTCCAAGTGTTGGCGGAGTATTTGAAAGCACATGGATTTCATTAAGCGCAACGCAACTAACAAACGCATAACTTTCTATTGATGATACACTTGTAGGAATGATAATGCTTTGTAAATTATAACAATAGCCATAACTAAACGACTTAACAAGTTGTGTATCCACAGGTATTTTTGCATTTTGTAGCGATGCACAATATCTAAATATACGGCTTGATAAACTGGGCACACTTGAAAAGTTAAGCAACCCAACACAATACTGAAAAGTGTTTTGGCTAATTGAAGTCACTTCACTGTTTAACTCAAAATACTTTAAAACATTTAAATATTTACCTTGATACGGAACACTGTGTTGTTCGCCTATTGAAATAACACCTTTACACTTAACCACATACTTCCCAGCTTTCGCATAAGTATGCGTGGGAGTTAATGTATCAAGTGCAACCTCACCACTTCCATCGCCCCAGTCGATAACAGCGTCAGCATTTTTAGCTGAGAAGTTCAGCCAAGGCGATAAAGTATCGTCAGTCAACTCGAACCAGAAATTCGAGTAGCCGTCCTGTAAAGGTTGCCAAGGCTGTTCCTGCACATCCACGTTCACAGGGCTGTATGCCTTGCCTGTCGGGGCTGTGTATACTCCATTATCCGTCACTGTCAAAGGCTCAACGATTATCGACTGTCCACCCCCTTTCGCCCTACTCTTAAAAGGAGCATCGGAAAAGTTCTGTGCGTGTATCTCGCCTGCGCTCGTTCCGCTCACAGCTTTGATATACACCGCTCTGCCCGATATGCTTATCCGCCCGCTCTCTCCTGCCTTGACGGTCATCACATCATCGTCACCTGCCACTATGCCACTGTGGTCAGAAAGGAGTGCATCATTCTCGCCCATATTTCTGAACCATATAAACTGATAAGTCGCATCCAATTCCACTGCCTGTTCGGTAGTCGTGATGCTGATAGGAATTATCTTGCTCATAGTATCACCTCAATTTTTCTTTTTAACCGTTGTGCTCGGATTTGGTGTTGTTGTAGTCACATAAGTGCTGATACTTGTTGTACGTGTTTCTGTCCGCACTTCCCATCCTGTACCGTAGTTATATACCGTATACTCTGTGTCAACAGTAACCTCTTTATTTGTGTAATCTATTGATACGTTTGTGCATTTAAAATAGCTACCAGGGTCATTGGATAAAAGATGCGCATTACTCAGAGTGAGTGTATTTACATGAGTGCCGCTTGTATTATAAATAAATACCGCAACGTATGGAGATTGGTTACTCACATCAGCATAAGTAATGGTTTTTGTTATCGGAAATTGTATATCAACTGTTCGATTATAAATGCAATACTGGAAATAATAGTCATTATCTTCGGGATAAAGTAAATCCAGTCCAACAACAGGCGGTATCAGGTCTATATCCGTATCATCGGGAAACGTATAGCACCCGCAACTCTGCACATCAACAACAACACTGTTGTAACCATCAAGATTATCGCTTGCAGGAAGATAAGTGCCATTTGCAGTGATGAACTTTGCTCCAAGTGGTACAGCCACAGTCACCTCAGAAAATCCGTTAAGAGGGGGGCTTTCCGCACTCGCCACATATGTTCCGTTGTGTAGTATGGTCTTTGTGTCAAGCACAACACTTGCTTTACCCGCATCATATCCATCATCATATCCCTCATCATATACATCATCTATCCCGTCATCAGGGCATCCGCTTGCGGGGAGTACATAGCTTGGGTCATACTGTCTTATCGCTGCTACCACATCATCTTTACAGTCATGGCAAGCTTCTAATTCATTTTGCAATTCCGTTATCTTATCTTTGATGTCGTCACAATCCCAATCTTGGGATGTATCGATATCAAGCATTTCTGCAACTTCTTCAGCACATTGTCCATATGGTGTATCAACAGTGACTATATTAAATCCGTCATGGTCAACAGATTGATATACACCATTTTCCGCCAGCGTGATATTTTCAAGATCAGGTGTCCCCGACATCATGATCATTGCCGCTGTTTCCGCTTTCAGCATTATTATTTTCTTCCTCTTCTACAGTTTCGACTTTCTTCACAAAGCCGTGTCTTTCGTTTCCTGAACCTTGTGCTGTCCATGTGACTTTTACTGTGCGATTATCGTAAAGTGCATACACTTTGTTTGCATTTACCTTCACAACTTGGTCAGGCACTTTATCACTGTCCCCAGTGGGAGATTCTTCTGATTCCTGCTCTGATTCCGATTCAACTTCTTCTTCCATTTCCTCGGATTCTTCTTTTTTCACAATATTTGAAAAAAGATCAGTAATTTCAGGTCTTCTTTTGCCTATCGTTACCGATGTAAGCATATCACGCAGTACATCGTATTTTGTTACAGTCACACGTTCAACTGTTGACAAATTTATCTCAGGCACATTTATGTGGATATCATCACCAATTTCAATATGGTCTGCATCTGTAAGATATGCACCTTCAACAGTTTTTCCACGTTGTACTATCTGAGCATCAAAATTTAAAACAGCCTGTCCTAATGCGGATAAATTTATGTGTGCAAATGTTTGTGCACAAGTTACTAAATCGCCTATGCTCGGCTTTGCAGAAAAATATGAACTGCAATCATATACATATGTTTTTACCCTTGATCTTGACGAAGACCATATTGGAATAAAAACTGGATTACCATAAACTGTAACTACATTACCGCTTTCATCTGTTCCTTTCCAAAATGGCATGATATGCGTATATATATCACTCACATCATCATCCGAATGTAAAGACACAAGATTTGTTGTATTTGACAGTGTTACATTTCTATCTGCCCCTCTTCTATCAACAAATATAGCATTTGTATTATCAAATTTCCATTCTCCGCCAAACAATTTTATAGCGGTGGACATTACATTTTTAAATTCGGTATGATTTGGTATTCTCCATTTCGATGTTGATGTAGCTGTCGAAGAAAAACTAAGACCATATCCGTTTATAGGGACAGGGTTAAGTGATGACTGCAAATTAAGATATTCCATCAATGTGGATGCATTCACAGGATTTATCATATATCCATCTGTTGGTCTGCATATAAAATGATTATACGCATATGATATATGTTCTGCGTAAACAGTGTACATATACTGAGTTGTCCTTGACACACGATAAATGTGGAAAAATTGAGGATTATCATAAGGATTCGGCTTACAATAAATAAATTTTCCCACTGTAAGTTGTGCAGACAATTCTCCTGCACTTGGATATTCAACCACAAGGTCAAACGTAGTATTCAGTTCCTCTGTGCAAGTACAGGAAATACATTCATCTAGGGAATCGATTAATGTTGATAAATCTGAATATAGCGCAGGAGAATTGTACATTTTATCACCCCTCACACACTATTGACAGGTATAGGAGCCTGTACATTAAATACTGCTGTAAATGGATTAAGTAGGGCATTTCTAAGGTCAATCTGTCCACCGTTTACGAATACGCCGTTTGCTGTGAAATATGCAGTGTTATCAGCATATAAAACAATGGCTCTCTGACCTATGGCACACAAGAAATTGTATGCCGTCTGCATAGTTGTCACGATATTAGCATTTAACAAGTATGCAGATATTTCAACTTGTCTGTCTTCGTAGCCGTCAAAAATATGATATGTCCCATATTTGGGAACTATTTGCTCAATGTATCTCGGAACTAATGGTGATACAGTTGCAGGTTTTTGCAGTATAATCCCCACACTGCTTGCCAATGTACCATCAAGGCTGAAATCATACTGCATATCCTGCTGACCTCCTTGATGTGTTTATTTGTAGCTGAGAGGATATTGCGCTTGTCAACTCGCTCAAATTCTGATATTGGATGCCGTTAATGTTGATGATCGTTTCCTTTTGTGTCGTTTCCCTAAACGCCTGTATCATGTCACTACCCACATTGGTAACAGTTTCTTTTATATCGCCAAGTATGGTGTTTCGTGTTTCATCCAGTTCAACGCCCTGTGCTTGCAGTTCATCCGAATACAACGTTTCTGAAACTCTCTGCCCTGCGGCTTCATATTCATTCCAACGTGTGTTGAGTGTGTTTAATTGTTCTTTACTAAGCGATAACCAATAATCAGTAACTGCCTTACCCTCTGATGCTGACATACCTGTCAACTGGTTTAACATCGATTCAGAGATATTCATATCACGCAACTTCTGAATGTTATCATAGTATTCATTTAATTCAGCAGTTGCATTTTTGATATAATCCCTTGTTTTAGTTGCAGTGACTTTTCCTGTTTCTTCATCAACATCAAATTTGAACATATCTGTATATGATGATACCAGTGATTCACCAAAACTGCGGATTTGATTTTGTAGATCTTCAAGCACTTTTTTGTACTCGTCAATCTTTTGCTTTGCCGCATTTGCCATACCATCAAGCATTGTGCCAATTCGCTTGTTGGTTTCGGCTATTTGTGATTGGCGTTCATTTTCCAAATCATCATTCAGTTTCTTTTCTGCTTTCAGCAGTTTGTTGTTGTATTCCGCATATAGATCAGTATTCAGATTTAATGCTTCAATATATGCCCTTTCCTGTTTTACCAGCCATTCTTCGGTAAATCCCTTTTCAAGCATCGTGTTTTCAAGCATTAAAAATCTCTTGGATATTTGCTGTCTTAATTTTGCATCTATATCTTCCTGACTTTGCTGTACTTCTTTGACAGTGTCTTTTGTGCTGTTTTCAATCGCCTTGGTAGTCTGATCTCGTTTGTTGAGTATGTCATTCACAGCATCCTGTGTGGTTCTGCCCGCGTTTTTAGCAGATTGCGCTTGTGCATCAGCCATTTTACCCAATGATTCTTCGGTGTATCCAACAACTTTCTTGTTATTTTCATCTGCCACACCATAGAATGTGTCATAGCTATCTTGCACCGCACCCGTAAAATCGCCAATTGCATTTACAACGGTACTTTTACCGCTTTCAAGATTTTTTACAAAATCAGTTGTATCTACATTAGCGATATCCCCGCCATACAGCTTACCACCGCTAAATGCATTATCCATCCACACTTGCACTTTCTTCTGTGCTGTATCAAGTGCTTTGATAAGACCATCCATCATGGCTTCTGCTGTTTCAGTCCAATCATGATGAACTAATCCATCTGCAATAGTTTTTATTATTTTTGGTGGCACTTCTAATAACTTATCGAGATTTTCCAGCAATGCTGTTGCCAGTTTGATTACCAATTCAGGCGCTTTCTCAACAAGTATCGGAATATATTCTGTTATTCCCTCTGCAAGTGCCGTAACCAGTTCAAGGGCGGCATCAACTATAAATCCGAGATTATCAATTAATGTGTCAGCTATTTCTAATATTACTTTTGCGGCAGTTGGCAATAATTCAGGCATCATCAATGATATACCATGAATTACTGATGTGATGATCTGTGTAGATGCTTCAACAACTTCATCCAGTTCATCAAGTAAAGTATATACCAAAGTATTAACAATGTCAAGCGCTAAGTCGGATAATTTAGGTAATGACTTTACTGCAAAATCAACAATACGGGGTACAAGATTCTCTGCCATTGGTTCGATCACCTTAACAGCGTTTTCAAAACCTGTTGCCAGTGCATCAAACCCCTGCATTATTTTTTCTTCTGCCTGCTCTTCACCTGCAATCAGTGATGTGAATCCTTCCATCAGCAGATTTAAACTCGGCATGAATTGCTGTGTTATGTTTCGCTTTACACTGTCAAGGGCTGTGGTCATATCCTGCAAATTATCCTTGAATTTTGCAGATTCCTTGACCGCTTCTTCTGACATTACACCGCCCAATTCATGAACCCTGTCTTTCATTGCTTGAGTTTCTTCGGCGGTTGTGTTCAACAGTGCTCCTAATTCTATTGCTCCACGTCCCAGTAATTCAGATGCTAAACGTGCTCGTTCTGTTTCATCTGAAACATTTTGCAGTGCTGTAATGGTATTACTAAACAGTTCTTCATTTGACATGGAAGCAACTTGTTCTTGTGTAAATCCTAATTTTTGGAACGCTTCATTTCCACTTTCAGCGGCATTTGACAGTGTACGCATACCAGCTTTAAGTGAATCAATAGAAGTTCCACTGTGTTGGAGAACAGCATCCCATTCCTGATATGCTTCAATACTTAATCCTAATTTTTGCGAGGATTTATCTATTTCATCACCGTATGATGCAAGTTGATTAGTGCTTTCAGCAATTGCAGTTCCTACCTGCTTTACTGCATTTGCAACCGCTGTAACTGTTGATGTAGCCGCCGAAAGCCCTTTTTCGATGCCGCCTTTTAATGATGATATTTTGCCTTGTATGCTGTCAATACCGTTATCAAAATCCTTATCATCAATACCCAGTTTGACAAACAAATCAAATAAATCCATTTGCGGCTACCCTCCTTTTTTATTTATTTTTCCCAATTTTGATTTCATTGAGTTAATAATATCTTGTGCCTGTTGTTCTTGTTTTTCTTCACTATCACTATTTGTTTTTGAATAATCATCAGTGATTATTTCTCTGTATGTTTTTGATAGTTCTGTGCCACCCGCAAATCTTGCAGTATTTGAAGTAAGAATTTTTAAGGCGTTTGTAATGTAAAAGCGGTATATATCATCGTGTAATTTTTGATCAATTCTTGATGATACATACCGCAAAAACGCTTTTAATTCTTTTCTGCCTTGATATTCTCCATAGCAGAGCCAGAGGGTGTTGATGTTTCCTGATTCTGCGATGTAAAAAGGTCAAACATTGCAGGGTCATTGATTATATCAAGCAACTGTTTCGGAAGTGATAACACATTGCATTCCTTTGCGTATTCCTCCACAGTCTGTCCATTCAGTGCGGCAAGTATGGACATAACAGCCGACTTGTGGTTTTTTATCGCAATGCTAATGGCTTTAACTCTGCCGCCCTCTTGCTTGCGTGTTTTGGCTATTTCTGCATCACATATAATCTCCGCCACGGGTTCAATCAATTCTGCAATAGTGTCAAGGGCTTTCTCGCCTTTTATTTCGGATAACTTCATTACATTACCGCCTTATGTATTTTCAACCCACTTAGCATACAGGGTGAGATTTTCGGTAACAGGATCATCAAAATCCCATTCAGTAATATACTGCGCTTCCTTATACCAGCCGTCAAATGTGTAGCCTGTCTTTGTGGGCGCTGTGGGTTCTGTTGCTGTTGTGCCTGCATCAACTGTTTCACTGTCAACAGCACTACCGCCGACAGAATTATAAGTTACTGTGTATGTGCTCGGGTCAAGTGAATAAAATTCCATAGGCATATCATTCTGTGCATTGATTGACATATGCCCTGTAATTGTGATGGATGTTTGACCCTTGCCGTTTTTAGTTGTTTTCAAACTCATGCCACCAGTGGAAAGGCCATTGAGAAGTTTAACAGCAACAGCGCCACCATCCGCACGATCACCAACCCACCAAATGGTTTGGAAATCTGTTTGCTGTAAATCTTTTCTTGGCTTAACCTTACCGCTTGCCGCCGTTATATCAGCAGAACCGAGCGCCCATCTAAGCAGTTTCGGGCTTGTGCCAATTGATGTAGTTGCAAGTGTGCAAGTCCAACTGTCAAGATGCATCAGTTCCATCATGTTAGCAGGAACGTTATCAACATCAGAACCTAAATCGGAAAATGTAGGTGTACAGGTAACAGTAATACCACCAGTTGTTGCACACAGTATATCTTCATCATCAGGTTCTTGTGGGTCTGTGGGGTCAAAATCGGTGAGTATAACACCCGCATCAAGTTGCAGGGCGTTAAATGTATCTTGAGGGATTTTTGTGAATTTTCCCATATTGCTTTTCCTCCTATCAATAAGTTGTGAAAAATTCAGCAACTATATTTATTACTATTCGTCTTACACTGTCATCAGTATCTGACATTCTCTGTACAAATGGGCTTCCTCTGTATATCCACAACTTGCCATCATCAAGCCTAATCAATTTGCCGCCTAATGATATGCTTTTTGATATCTCATAGCTTTTCAGCGTTATATCTTCCCATGATTGCGACCTATACCACAAAGACCCAGTTAATGCAACAGGATATTCAAATTCTGATTCACTGACTGAATATGTAATATATGGCATTTTTACATCAATTGGAACTGTGTATTGATCATAAGCAGGAAGCCCGAAGCCGCTCCAAAAATTATGGATAGCTTGGGATTTGTTCATATCTGAAACTCCTCTGCCGTTACTTGTCGCATATCCAGTGTTGCACTTTTTGGTGTGTATTTATCATCACCATCAGAAGTTACCCTGAATATTTTACCATCTTTCATGCGCTTAAATGTATCATGATATTCAAGGGTGATATTCCTGTTGGTAGTCACTGTATACAGTGATGAAACGCCTTGTTTATCTGCAACCCTCGCTTCAATGGATGTATCAAAAACCACAGCGGCATTAAATGAAGCGCCCTCAATATATGATGGCTTGAATCCACCATAGCCATCATCAACAGTGGTTTTATCAAGCATCACACATTTATCCATAGCTTCGGATAATAGTGACATTACAAATCCCTCACTTTACGCCAGCGCTTCATTTTATCTGCAAAGTGTGTAAATGCAGTGATCGAACCATCACCGCCGCCTGATGTGCTTGCGCCACTTGCTTTTGAATACGAATATCCACCAAAACTTTCACTGCTGTAAGGTGAATTTAGTGCATCAGCATTTGCAGTTTCCCATTCGGTCATATCAGCAATCAATGCGATTGCATCAGGTGGAACTTTCATGTACCACACAGCCCCATCAAAGACTTCGTCTGTCAAATCTGTTGCAGGATATTGATAAACGCCGTCATTGAACACAGAGCCGATTATACGAAAAAACTGACCGTTGAGCATATCATCAATAACAAGCGTGCCGTTCTTGATCTCAAAAATACCAATTGAACGCTCAACATCAAACCAGTTATGTAACTCTGCACAAAAGTCAGTTATTTTCATTTCTTTTACCCCGCTTTCTTTTTGGCGGTGTAGGCTGTTCATCTTCACTATTGCTTTTAAAAATCAGCGGCTTGTGTTGCATATTTGCATCACTAAGCAACTCGGCAATTCTTTCATCAGTTGGATGTGTACCCGCCCTCGGGTACACATCACCAACTTTATACAGGAGATTGCTGTCTGTTCTATCATTAAAAGCACATATAACCTTGTACATCATGATCATGCGGGAGCGGAAACGGCAACTGCACAAGTAGCACTGTCACCAGTTGCACCCGAGCCAACAGAAGCGGTTATTGTTGCAGTACCTGCACCAACAGCAGTTATCTTGCCAGCGGCAACAGTAGCAACAGAACTATCACTGGAAGTCCATGTAACAGTAGCATCAACAGGAATCGTCTTTGCAGTTACGGTAACAGGGTCATCAGTTGTAAGCATTGCAACAGTAGACTTGTCAAGACTAACCTTTGCCTGTCCATTGATAGAAACAACCGCAATTGCATCGATATATTCTGCCCACAGGGTCATACCCATAAGAGCATAGCTTTCACCAACAGCAGTGCTGTAATTACCGTTAGCATGGAAGCCAATAAGGTTTGTATCGCCCTGTACTGTATAATCAAGACCAAGAGCACGGAAATCGGCATCGGCGGGGTCAATGTAGTAATTTACTATGTTATCAACAGGTGTTGCATATACAAAACCCTGCGGCATTTCAGATGAAAGAATCAGTGTGTCTGCACCGAGGAAATTCTTGATGTAATCAACACCAAACTGATTCTGAATTGTGATAGCGGCAGAGCCAAGATACTGGTATGCATCGAGGATATTTACCCACACAACAATTCGGGTTGCATCCCTGTGCATTTTCTTGAACTTGTCCTTAACCTTACCGATTGCCATAGATATAGCCATTTGGAAGGAACTTTCGTTATCGGTAAGTGTGCCAGTAGGCAGAAAATCATAAAATCTGCCCATTACAACAGATTGAAGTTCATTCAGGAATGCTTCATCTGTGCGCTGGATAGCAACAGCCGCACCGTACTTGTTTACTGCTTCAATGGAAACAGCCTTTGCGTACTTTTCGAGCGTGAGATCTGCATATGAAACAGGGGAAACAGTTGCTTCGCTGTAAGGGATTTCCTCACCCTCACCAACAAATCCGCTTTGCAGTGTGATTCCTGCTGTGTATGATGTAAGCACTGTGCCCGGGGTCTTCTTGATAGGTCTAAGGATGCCCATTACTTCACGAAGCGCATCCCAGTTCTTAGCAAAGCGAGTAACGAAGTCGATTTCTCTAGCCTTAACGGCAAAATCGCTCATTACGGTAAGTCCACTTTTAGCCATTTTTTACCTCCGTTAAAATCCGAAAAGCTCATGGTTTTCAACTATTTTCTGCTGGCGTTCGGTGGTATCTTTGATCTTTAAGATATCATCTTTAGTCAGCTTTCCGCCATTATTTGCGGGTGGAGTTTTGGTATCAGCACCTTTTTCAGTTTTGGTTTCGATAAAATCCGACCATTCTGATTTTACGCTGTCCACAAGTTTGTCATAGTCTTTCAGCTTTCCGTCCTTATCGATTTTCAAATCTGCAAGATTTGTCACACGCATGATACTTGCTATACGCTTTTCGGAAACGCCTGCATCCTTCAACATTTCCTTATACGCTGATTCCTTAGCGGCTTTTTCAGCGATAGCACTTTGTTCAGATTTGTAACTATCAAATTCCTTTTTCAGATCATTGTACTTCTGCTCGAAATCACCGCCAGTAGCTTTGAGTTCTTTTAACTCCTTTTCAACTACTAACAGCCTTTCTGCATCTGCCTTAAACTTGTCCCGTTCATCTTTGAGTGCATCCACAGTTTCAGTGTGGGCTTCGATGATAGTATCAATCTGTTCTTCGGTAAGGCTCATTCCTTTGAGCATTTTGCGTGTTATTGAGATAAGTCATTCCTCCTCTTGATATTCCCAAACATAGCCGCCAGCAGTTTTTGAAAGTCCTATCAAAGCGTTTGTGATTGATTGCCTTGATATACCAGTTATTTTACTTGCGTAAGCTGTGCTTTTGTATTCAGCAACTAATTCTCCAGTTACCAAATATTGCAGAACTGCTTTATTTTTGCTATATTCAGTATTATACTGTTGTGTACACCATTCAAGATTATCAGCATGATTGTTTAATGTGTTGTGGTCTTTATGATTTATAACATCTTGTCCATCAGTTTTTGTTAAGAATGCTTCTCCGACAATTCTATGTACAGATTTATACTCAATTTTCCCGCAACCATCACTTAGCGCAACAAAAGCATATTCCAAATTATTTTTACTTCTTATGCCTTGTTTCAAGATACGCCCCTCACGCAAATATTCACCTCTACCGTTATTCACAACACGAGGCAAGGAGTATATTCGCCCGTCATCGCTAACCAAATACAGTCCTTCGTATCCGATGACTTCTCTCCACTGTGACATTGATTTTTCCTCCGTTACTTTGGTGGTGTTGCTTTACCACGAAAATCTATACACAGTTAATGATACCACATTTTTTTTGATTTGTCAATACCCCTGCCACAATGTACCAAAATGTATGTAATGTACATAATGCAGGGGACGTAGAAAAGCCTCTATATATTTATTTTCTTATATAGGGGTTTCCCATAATTACCTACATAGCTACATTACCTACATTTTATATTCATTTAAGGCTATATATAGCCATTTATATATTTTCTTATCTACATTCTATCCTACATCTTATCTACATTATCTACATTAAAAAATAAAAAAAAATATAAAAATATATAATATATTATAAAGAAAAAATCGAACGATTGTACGGTTATAAACTTATGTTTATAACTACATAACTTAAACACTTAAATACAAAAAAATCTAAAAAAATAAAAAATCCGCATCGGGAAAAATGCGGATTTTCATTTGTAAACTTTTTATGAATTTTTAGTATTCTGATGGAAATAACACTGTTGTTTCATATAATTCATCTGCCGATTCAGTGATTATCCAAATTTTGTTATCAGTTGCATATGTTTGCAGATGCTTCGGAATATCATAAGAACTTACCAGTCTACACATCACATCAATTGTTGCAAGATCGTTTGTGTGGGCATCCTGCTCGCACACATCACCCCAATCAAAGCGGAAATGCCTTTCAAGGCTTTTCAGAACAAATTCCATTGTCTGTGCGTTAATGTGGATAAAATTATATATTCCCTCTGTTTGATTTGTTCTTCCCGTTCGCATACAAAACCAATTCAGCGCTTGTTTTGTACCACAATCAGAACATATTTCCTCGCCGCTGATTGTTCTTGAAGTTGCAGATGCACCGACATATTCAGCGCCACACAGCGGGCATTTTTTAAAACCCATCATGATTAATTCCCCTTATCCAATCCAATCTATTATGCTATCATAGATTTCCTTAACCTGCTGTTCGGTCATGTTTTCAAGCACACCATCAGCATAATACTGATAATTCTTTATGAAATCGATCATAAACTCCATGTAAACTGTCATAATTAACTCCTTTCCCATCTGCGCCTGTGGTATTCTCCACTAAGCCCATTCTTCACAGCCTGATCATATATATCCTTGTATACTTCACGAATATGCGCTTGTTCGGAAAGCATTCTGCAATAGTCATCACTCATATCAGCGATGAACCAAAGGTCTTCCAGTTCATCAATCATTTTGGCATACTCGTCTTCTGTGGTATCTGCCGTCACTATGAATTTTTTCATATCGCCCTCACTTTCTCCCCGTCTGCCCGATAGGTCAGGATGATTAAACGTATTAAATCATAATCATTATAATATATATATCAGTGTTTGTCAATGCTATTTTTGATTTTATTAGATTTTTTTATATCATTTGTGCTCTTATACAAAAAAATCATATCCCAATTGTGTAAAGCACACAAATTAGGATATGATTTTTAAAATCGCCATACAGGGCACTGTGCGGCGCTGTAATCAATTGTAATTCGGATAGGGTAATTATACTATCCCCGCCCCTTGCGTTAATTGTAGGGGCGTGTGGTTGCATTATACGGGGTTCTTCAAATATTGCTCGATTATTTGTCTGTATTCGTCTCTGTGTACTGTTGCGGCAGGGGTCAGGAATGGTTGAGCCTTGGTTTTACTTGTCCCCATTTCCACATACGGGGCATATTCAACATTAGTGCCAATATATACTGCTTTTTCGTTTTCATCCACCGCATGAGATATGGAGTTCCTTAGTCTGCCTGTATCAACTGGACACAATAGCTTCGCATATCCCTCGGCAGTAAGCCCGACAGCTTCCAGCGCCGCAAGAATCGCATCTGAAACAGCCGATTTTACCTCGTCTGTATGATCATCAACTTCAACATCAACATCAGGCATTTAATCACCATCCTTTTTATCATCAGAAGCAGACATTTCCTTAACCGCCTGTGTTGCAATAAAAAAATTGTCTGCAATTATTTCGTCAAGGTCGTTTTGGGATTTGGTGTTATCATTCATGTCATTTTCTCCTTTTCAGGTTTTCAAAAATTTTAATAAGATTCGGGTCTGCTTGTTCTTCGCCCTTTTTCCATGATGCAAAACTTTCCGCAATATATTCGCTTTTATCAGTTGTTGCATATCCTGAAATTTTAGGTGCATATATTTCCATGTCCCTTTGAACATTACCCCACAATTTATGCTTTTTCACCTGTTTTTCAAGTGCATGACCGAATTCATGGTTTATCGCTTCTGATATATTATCAGGAACTGTTGCTCTGCCGCTTATTTTAGAATTTTCAATTACCGTTCGGGTTTGTTTTGACATTTTGTTAAAATCGTATTTTTCAGGATGCTCGAATATATCTTTTATGAATTTGTTTTCATCTGCAAAACTATTCTCTGCTGATTTTACGGATTTTAAAACAGTTTTGTTTAAAACAAAGCTATTCCTCATTGGCATATATCCAGCAACAGCATTATCAATTGCTTTGCCGAGTTTTGTGTTCTTTGCAGGTGCTACAATGCCACCAAATTTATCAACATTAAATTCTGTATAAAGCTGTGATATCGTTTTATTTATCTCATTTGCTACATCAATATCAATGCCCTTGTAGTTTACTTCACGCAAAGCACCAAATTGATCAAAATCCATATACTGCAAAATAAACTGTTCTGCTTCTTCAATTGTGCTTGCAGGTTCAAAAATAAATTCTTCTTGTTCCTGCATCTGCATTTCATCAGGAATTTCAGGAATTGGAGCAGGCGGTTCACCCTCATCCTGTTTTTCCTTTTCACCTTTCCATTCCTCATAGGTCATATCACCTAATTTGGAATTACGGGGCAGGTCTTTTGCTTCGTTTTGGTCAATCTGTGTTCCTGCAACTGCGGCAATTAACGTGCATCGGCAGTTATACACCATTTCAGGCTCTGCTTGTGGGTCTCCCGGAAATCTGATTGTATAACCATCTATTTCAAACGGCTCACCAACTACAACTCGCATCCCGTCAAGCTGTCTGTGTTCATAACGTGTGCGATCATCCAACGTTGCAACCCACATTTGCTCCATTTTGATTCCCATTTTTTCCGCTCGCTTGTAACTGTCAACCCTACCTGCATTTTCTGCCCCTGTTGTCATTGTGCGAGCATTGCGAACAGCGGCGGCTTTGTTACTGTCCCCCACAGCTGTTGCAAGTCTATCAGCAATTTTTGGTATTGGCTCGCCTTGCAGGATGCTTTGTAACATAACAGACTGTATCTGTTGCTGATTCCATAGCTTGTCCTTGCCCTCTGCTATTCGCCTTGCAGTTCTTTTCCCCGGCGGCGGCAATAGTTGCGGATTATCACGCACCAACCGCTCCACTGTGCTTCTATCATACAGTGTAAACGATGTGTCGAGATGCGTGTTTTTTTCAACTTCGTATGTGCCGAAATTGTAGTTCATGGCATAGGCATCATAAGAAAAATTGCGGGTCATGGATGCTGTTATTTTGTTTGCGTTATGGAAATCTTCTGATAGTTCTGCCTTTAATTGTGCCCATCGCTGACCCGTTGCAATCTTGTTTTCACACCATTGTTTATATTCTTTTTCGGTGATTTTGCCCGCCGCTAATTCTGCCTTTTTTGCGTTATCCTGTTCAACAAATTTTTTGAGATAATCGTCAAGTTTGCCCTGAACTTCCTTTGCCGCCTGTTTGTATTCCCTGCTGATTCGTCTTTCAAGTTTTTTTAGTTCCTTATCTGTCCATTCATGCCCGTAATCCATTAAGCATCACCCTCATCCGCTGGTGGTTCATTGTCTATATCATCAATATTATTAGCGAATCTGTCTAATTCATCAGCTTGCATCTGCTTTAAAACATCCTCTGTTTTATCACCATCGCCGAATATCTCCAGTATTTTTGTGGTAACATAATCAGCGGGCAGGAACTGAGCGCCCTGAATCAGATTCTGTATGGTTTCACTTGCATTTATCAGGATTGATCTTGTGAAAGTGGGGTTATCATCAATTCCTGCAAGGGTAAGAATTTTGTTGATGAAATTGATTATTTGATATTCAAAATCATCGGTCTTGCTGTTCAACGGTTCATATGCTGCCTTGATTTGTGTTGCTGTAATTGCACCACCAGCGATTATATCAGTATTCAATGCCATTGCATCACGGTATAAGTCCTTATCAAGTCTATCGAGCAGTGCTTCACGGCTTGCAAATGGAGCATCCTGTGTGTGACTTTCAGCAACGGCAGAATCATCCATTGTGGTTGCGTGAACTGTTTTCAGCCTTTCAACAAATTTAGCAAGATCAACATCATTCATGCCGCCTGCATTTTGAATTGTCCAGTATACTATGCTTGCTTCATCAACAGTGTTTGCAAACCCTGATTTGATAAGATCATAACAATCTATCTGCTCACGAAGTCCAACTATTTCGGATTGATGCTCACTGTTTGCCCACAGCGGCACAATGGGGAATGATGGGTAGTTTTCAGCATCGTAGATGCGCTCTCCGTCTGCTTGATTGCTGACTATTTTCAGTTTGTATGCCCGTTTAGGATTCAGGATTTGTTCTTCGCCGTCAATCCAAATATAATCAGTATATCCATCTTCTTCATACAGTGTGGCACGAAGCGGCTTGTTGGGATTGATTTGCCAAAATCTGATTCCTGCACGCATTGAACCGTTTTCTTCATCATACAGCGGAGCAAATTCCAGTACACTAAAAACCTCTATATGATCAAGGTTGAAAAATCCAAATGCAACACCGTGAACAAGGGCATATTTGCCAAGTATCGAAAGCTGATTATCAAACTTGTATTCATCATTACCCAGTTTATCAGCGGTTTCAGGATTCTCCCAGCTTGTGCCATTGCCAAGCAGAAACTGATTCTCCTGTGTAATAAACCTGTGGAAATGACGGCAAGCCATTTTGAAATTAGCGCTCCAAACATCAGGGATTGCCTTGCCCGTAACTGTGTAAAGCAGTTTTTGATATTCTGCAATCGTCACATTCTTGTGTTTGTTGTATTGGTCTGCTATCCATGCAGTATTGTACATATCAGAACTTCTATGTTCATTTATGCACTGCTTTACAAATGCCATGCGTTCCTTTTCGTCTTCACCAATTGCCAGTAAATCTTGATATGTTTTCATGTGATCTCCTTTCGTTTACAGGAATATACTGCTTTCGTTTTCATTGTGTGTTTTGCCGCCTACCGCCCTGATCAAACTTGACAAACTATCAGGGCAATCATCATGCTCGGCATCCTCGTTATAATCACAGATTTGATTTATATAATCCTCATCTGTCCCCTTTACAAATATAACATCTTTCCACACAAATTTCAAGTAGGAAACGATTTTTATATATTTGTTTTGTGTTTCATTGTATGTCACGACCTTAACGCCTTTGTTTCTGAATACCTTTGCAACATATCCTTTATCTGCATTAAGCTCGTTATACATCTTGCCACACATAAATTTTTTATGCCACATCACAACTTCATCTGTTACACTGTCAATATGTTTTCTCCAGCATTTACCGAATACATAATATTTACCATCGTGATAATTGATGATAGTAAATGCAGTGTAGTCTTCACCCCAAAACGCCGCATCACAATGACTTGTGCCTTGCTCAACAAGTGACGGGTCTGCCCCTGTCTGCGGATTGTCAAAGATAACATCATCATCAGCGATGTGTTTTAATTCGTAATTGGCGGCAAACAGGCTGTTTGTCATGTGTGCCTTTATGTCCTTTGCTTCATCCGCTGAAATCAGCCCCGTTACATCCCAAGGGTATTTTTTAGGATTCGGCATCAATGTAAATGCATCGTCTTTATGCCACGGAGTGCCAGTATTGATAAATCTGCCGCCCCTGTTTTTTACATTTTGTAGTTCCTGATATGCTATTTTTGTTCTTTTGCGCTCTGTTTCAGATAATCTGTCATTAATGTTGATAATGTCATCGGTAACAATTACATCAGCGTGCTTACCTGTGATTGATGTACCGATACCAAGCCCGACTATTTGAGCAGAGCCTTTGATAGTTGTAGGCAGATTAGTTGATATTTCATAATTGCTATCTTTTAATAATGCCAGTGGTTTTTGATATAACACTTGCACTATCTCATTCACACAACCTGATTTTAATATGTTGCTGGTTTGCCGCATTACCTCTGCCACATCGTTTGATGTTTTACGGAAAAACAGCGTTGTTTCATTCGGTGCAATTATGGAATGCAATGCTAAAAAAATGGATAGAGTTGTTGTTTTATAACTGCCTCTGTGCCCCTGCAATGTTTGGTCTTTCTTTTCATACAAGAAATCCCTCAACCATTCATTGTGCATATCAGTTAAATCACAAAACCCTACCCATTTGCCCACTTGTACAGGATTATACCACAGCAAATCAAGAACATTTTGCTTGTTTATTTTCAAAATATTTCTCCATTTCCCTAATGGTTTCATCATTGCTTGTTGACAGTGACATTTCCTGCTTGTCTGTCTGACCCAAATACTGCTTACCGAGCCAAATTGCCATAGTAGCATTATTTTCAGCCATTCTGAATTGTGCTCTGCGGAGTGAAATTTTACCACCAACGGAATATTTTTTATAAGCTTCCGCAAAACCGCTGTTTAATTCACGTTTGCACCAACGTTCAACAGTGTCAGGCGAGCATTTGAACCAATAGGAAATCTCGTCTAATGTACACTGGATAAAACACAGATTTTTAAACTGTTCTACATCAATCTGGATCCTTGGTCTTGCCATACTTATTATCCCTCCAATAAAACAGCTTTCTTTCCTGTAAAGTTTTCCCACCGCTGAATTATCACATCACAGTAATGCGAATCCAATTCAACCATATAGCACTTGCGGTTTAACTGTTCACAGGCTATTAGTGTGCTACCACTACCACCGAAAAGGTCAACCACATTCTTTACAGAATTATCCTTATCAAATTTATGGAGTATTTCTGCAAATAATTTACAAGGTTTCTGTGTCGGATGCACTCTGTTTGTCTTTTCGCTTGCCATTGTAAATTGTCTTACAACGCTCCGCATATTTGCCCAAGCCAATTCACAATCTGTTTGGTCAGATGCTCCGTTGTTTTTATCCCATACAATCCAACATTCAGAACTTGGGAGGCATTCGGTGTAATAGTTTGCTCCCCACCATATCTGTTTTGCATCTTTGAAATATTCCCTTGCCAAATTGAAGGCATCAATAGCAACTGTATTATCATCATCATTCATAATGTCGGTTTTGTAATGTTCAGATAATACTCCGCTTTTGCTTACGGCATTCATCCCATATGGCGGGTCAGTAAACACCATATCAGCTTTTACCCCATTCATCAGCCTATCAATAACCGCAACATCCGTAGAATCGCCACAAATCAGCCTATGACGGCCTAATTGCCATATATCACCCAGCTTACACCGTAATGGTGATTTATCAGGAACTTCATCACCAATCACCTGCACATCCGCACTGTTTGTATCAATGTTACTTAAATCAACATCAAATCCAAAATCTGCCATATCAAAATTTATGCTTGACAATTCTTCATTGATTTTGTCAAAATCCCACGGTGATTCATTCAGTTTGTTATCAGCTAATCTATATGCCTTTATTTGATCATCAGTCAAATCATCCGCATATTCACAAGGCACAGTCAGCAAACCGAGTTTCTTAGCGGCATAAAAGCGCCCATGCCCAACAACTATTTCATTGTTTCTGTCAATAACCAGCGGTTGCCTGAATCCAAACGCCTTAATGCTTTCAGCAATCATTCCGATTTGTTTTTCATCATGCGTTTTGGCGTTGTTAATATATGCCTTTATTTCTGATATTTTTATCTCTTTTATGTTCATAAATTCAGATAAACTCCCTAAAAAATACTGAAAACAGTATGTTTTTAACTAATTATACTATAAAAATCCCATTTTGTC